GGCGACAAGTCAATAAGGTTGGTTGTTCTTGTATCCCGTGAAAGTCAATGTTCCCCTTCGCGTGTGAAGGTAAAAAATGTCCAGTCCTAACGAATCTTCAAAAAATGTGTTTGTGGCCCGACTCTCAACTTGTTTTCTTCACGGGATGATAGCTTGTTCAAGGGAAGCCTCCGGAGGCCTAAAACCTTCGGTTGGAAAGGGCCGCGCGCGGCGGCGGCCGGGCTCCGAAACCAAATGCCATGGCGCGCATGTGGGACGGGTCGACTTTGCCGGCGGGGGAATCGCGGGCGTGGGCAAAAAGAAAGGACGCCGAAGCGCCCTTTGCTATGCTTTGACGAGATCATAGATGCGCCGCCAACTGCGCTCGAGCAGGTCGAGGCGTCGCCATGCGAGTTCGAGCATGGGCGTGCGCAGCTGGGCGGCCTCGTCGGGGCGCAGGTTGACGTTCAGCCAAGCGTCGAGATGTTTAGCGGTATGGTATCCGAGGTTGCGTTCGGCGAGTGTCATGGGCATGTCCTATTCAGCGAGGCGCGCATGATGGGCGCGCGCACAACATATAGTCCTAGTCAATGTCCTAGTCAATACCTGTTTCTCGTTCGCGCTGATTTTGCCGGCGGTGAAGGACGGGTGAGGGGCGGGGCTGGGCCTCGAGGCGAAAGCATGAGGCGGATCAATGACTTAGCTAGCTCGGGCAGGCCCTTGCCAAGTGTATGCCCGACTATTCTTCCTTTGTTCTCAATGACTTAACCTAATGTATCACTTAAGCTGCAACGCAACGCTACCCTCCGCAACGCAACGCTCCTCGCCCCTATTGAGCGCAACGCTCGACCCCCCCTGCCCCCCGGTCACTTCTGGTTCAAGTACCGGGAGTCCCCTCCGTGCTGATATTAAGAAAATATAATCCACATATAGAATAGTGTAGAACAGATGATGTATGGGTAAGGGGATGATTGAGGAAGAATTTCTACCGTTGCCGTATTATCCGTGGGATCGGCGGCCGGGTCATTCACCCATTGAGGTTGAGGAGGCTGCGACTGCGTTGTATCTGGCCGAGGGGGTGATATCGCAGGCGGCGGAGCGGCTTCGGGTTGAGCCTCTTCGGCTGACGCGGGCCATCTCTCGCTCCCCCAAGCTACGGAAGCTGCATGAGGAGCTTGTTTCTCTTCTCAACGACAAGGTTCATGCGGAGTATTTGAAGGCTTTTCTGAGCGATGATGACCGGCGGCGGGAGTGGGCCGCCTCAAAAACCGCTCAGACCAAGCAGTTTCAGGCGCATCCGTTGGCTCCGAACACCAATGTACCGGCGCAGCTGGCCCTTTCCGGCGGTCCTGCCAAGATTATCATTTCCTGGGAGGAGCCTTTGACCATCGAGCATTCAGCGGATGACTGATGTTTCACTGGCCGATTCCGCCGCTGCCTCCGACTCCGCGGTACAGCGGGTACGCGTGCCTTATCGACCTCGGCCCCATTTCGTTCCTTTGCATGCGACTACGAAGCGTTGGGTATTTGTTGTTGCTCATCGACGGGCGGGGAAGACGGTGGCGTTGGTCAACCAGCTTATACGGGCTGCGAACACGAATGAGCGATCTACGCCTCCTCCCCGGTATGCGTATATTGGACCTTCCTTTGATGCGGCGAAGGATTTGGTATGGGGTTATCTCAAGCACTACACGGCCGCCATTCCAGGCGTGAGGTATCTCGAGGGGGAACTGAGTGTCACGCTTCCGAACGGGGCTACGATTCGTCTTTACGGTGGCGCGCTCGCCTATGAACGTATGCGCGGCATTTATCTTGATGGCGCCGTTCTTGATGAGTACCCGCTTCTCCACCCTAACGCTTTCACTAGCGTTGTTCGGCCTTGCCTGGCTGACTATCGCGGTTTTGCTATTGTTAGTGGAACGGCTGCTGGCGAGGATCATTTCCATGCGCTGAAGCTGCGCGCCGAGGACGACGATCACTGGGACATATTCGACATTCCAGTGACCGCGACGGGAAACACGGCTCTCTCCCCCGACGAGGTTGAGGAGATGCGCGCCGACATGTCTCCGGACGAGTTCGCCAGAGAAATGCTTTGCAGCTTCGCCGCCCCCGTCGAGGGGGCGTATTACCAGGAGGCTCTCAACGCCCTTCAAAGCCAAGGCCGCGTGACCAAAGTCCCTGTCGATTTAAACACCAGCGTGGTCACGGCGTGGGATCTCGGCATCCGGCATTTGCAGTGCATCTGGTTGTTCCAGATTTGCGGTCGGGAGCTCCATTGGATCGATTATATCGAGGGCCGCGGCAAGTCGCTCAGTCACTATGCGGACTTGCTTGCGATCAAGGCCAAGGCCCGCGGCTTCGGCTTTCGCGCACACTTGCTTCCACACGATATAGAAGTTCGCGAGTTGAGCACGGGCATGAGCCGCCGACATGAACTTGTCGGCTTGCTCGCCGAGCCAGTGATCACTGTCCCCAACCATAACACCGAGGATGGCATCACTGCGACGCGGGCCAGTTTGGGGGTAAGCTGGTTTGACGAGGATGCGTGCCGGAAGGGTTTGGCGCGGTTGCGGAGCTATCGCAAGGGCAAGAGCGGGATGGCGGTCGCCGACGAGGCGGAGGATGCGGCGGACGCGTTTCGCACTGGCTGTATCGGGATACCGTTGATTAGTGGTAGCTTCCTCAGCAAATCGGGGGCTGGGGGGCGGCTTCGGAGGCGGTTACGTGGGCTTATATGACGAGGACGATCTTCCGAAGGGAGCGATTGCGGTGACGAAGAATCTTGATTTGCTGGTGGAGCAGGACGAGCCGACGCTATTGGTCGATCAGCTGCGCCAGGTTGCGGAGCGTCTGGTGGGTGAGTCCTCGCAGGGCGAGTTGTGGGACATGGTGGCGAAGTCGATGGTTGAGTTGTCGAGCGACATGCGTGCGAAGAACGAACCCGGTCATTCGACTGACGCGAAGGACGAATAGGGGCTTTCATCGTCAGATGGAGGAAGCAATGGCGCAATTGTATGTGATTTTGCCGGTTGGCGGGACGGATTGGGGTTCGCATCCTGATCAGGGATTGCCGCCGGGTCATGCTCATCCCGGCAATCGACCGCCGGGTTCGTGGGGCGGGCATCCGGACCAGGGATTGCCTGGCGGACCTCCGGACCATGTGTGGTGGGGCGGCGGCGGGCGTCCTGACCGGCCTGACCAGGGGCTGCCGCCGGGGGCCGAGCCGCGTGGAACCGAGGTTCCGCCCGACGTCTACACGCCGGCGCCGATTCCCGAAGAGATTGCGAGCCAGTATGTGGTGAGCGTGTATAATCCGAAGACGATGCAGTGGACGACCAAGTCCTATTCGCCGCGGTAAGGGTTCAATGTGTGGCGAGGGCTTTGGATAGGGTTAGCCCTCGCCGTTAGTGGATGTACGAGTCAGTTTTCACTGGGGCCGGCGGCATGGACGACCGCGGCCCCGGTGATACCCGGTTACCACGCCGTTCCATTAGGGAATGGCGGGTTTATGGAACAACCTGATGCTGCTCCCGCCGCGCCCGCGCCGACGGCGATAGAGCAAACACTGGAAGGGCTTGAGCAAGCCCAGAAAGTGCGAACGGCAGTTAGACAGTTGGCGCGATGAAATTCGTTCTTCCGCTTGCGTTGCTTGGCTTCATGGTCCTGACCACGGAGGCTGAAGCGGCGCGCTGTCATGCCGGCGTTTATCGGTCGGGCTGCATCACGCGCTATGGGGCGACGGTGCGGCGGCACGGCTATCGACCAGGCGCGAACCGCTGCTACTGGCGGTACGGTCGCCGGGTTTGCTGGTAGGGGCTGGCTCGATGGCGATGGAACGGATTTTCGCTCATTTCAAGGAGGACCGCGGCGCGACCTCGACGCCGGGTTCGTATGATCCTGACGATCCGGACACCTACAAAAATTATATACAAGCCATGATCAGCGACGCGCGCGATTACGAGGGCAGCGTCCTCGCCGGTGAGCGCGACCAGGCGCAAAGTTATTATTACGGCTATCTGCCTGGTCTTGGGCCGGATGATTCGAACGCCAGCCAGACGATGAAGATCGAGGATCCGAATGCGACCTACGATCAGATTCTCGGGACCGACAAGGAGAGCGCGAATCGGTCGACTTACGTAAGCACGGACGTTCGCGATGCGATCATGCTGATGATGCCGGGATTGATCCGGCTGTTCGCGGCGAGCGAGAACCCTGTCTTCATCGTTCCGCGCGGCGACGACGAGGTCGACAAGGCGCAACAGGCGACCGACTACGTCAACTATGTTTTCTGGAATGACAATTCGGGATTTTTGATCCTCTACGGCGCGCTGAAAGACGCGCTGACGGTGAGGACGGGGTATGTGAAATGGTGGTGCGACGAGAACAAGGAGACGGTTCGGAAGCGGTTCACCAATGTGACTGCGGATCAGGTTCAGCGGCTGATCATGGAGAATCCGTCGGCCAAATTGGTGCATGTTGGCAATCCGGTTCCGAGCGGGATGCCGAAGCCGCCCGCGCCACCGCCTATGCCGCCTGGTTTGCCTTCGCCGAACCCCGGTGGACCGATTCCGGGAAGCCCGCCTGGGTCTGCGACTCCTCCGCTTGGCTTAATGCCGCCTGGCCCAAATGGCCCACTGCCTCCACCTGGCCCGACAGCTGGGCCTCCCTCTGGACCGCCACCCGGACCGATGGCGGGATCGCCACCAATGGGGTCAGGTCCGCCGCCGATGCCGCCGCCGCCACCACAGGCGTTCGACGAGGTGATCGTTCAGTTTGAGATCGACAAGCCTCTGATCAAGGTTTGCGGTGTGCCGCCGGAAGAGATGCGGATCGACCGCTACGCGCGCAATTTCAAGGACAGCCGGATTGTCGGCCACGAGCGCGTTGTGCCGATGGATCAGATGATTGGCATGGGCTGGGATCGCGAGAAGTGTCTTGAGCATGTGCAGAGTCAGGACGAAAACCAGTTCACGATGGAGTCGCAGCTTCGCAACCCTGGCCGCGGCATGTCGACGCGGGTCAGCGACGGGGTTTTATACGGCGAGTTCTATGTGAAGGCCGACAAGAACGGCGATGGCGTTCCCGAGCTCCGCTACATCTGCACGATGGGCGAGAACCACGAGATCGTGTCAGATGAGGAGGCGAATCGCGTCAAGTTCGCCCTGTTCAGCTGCGACCCGATTTCGCATACCATCGTCGGCGATTCGATTGCCGACTACACTCAAGACGTCCAGAAAATTAAGACCAACATGATGCGCGGGATTCTCGATTCGCTGGCTGAGTCGATCAATCCGAAGACCGTGGTCAACGAACTGATGGTCAATCTGGACGACGCGCTCAACGACGATCTGGGCGCCGTGATCCGGACCCGCGGCGATCCTTCGACGGCGGTGATGTACACGCAGACGCCTTTCGTCGGCCAAGCTGCGATGCCGATCCTTGAACTCTTGAATGATCAGCTGGCGCGACGGACGGGGTTGACCGATGCAGCGAAAGGATTGGATCCGAAGGCTATTCAGTCATCCACCCAGATCGGGGTTGAGGCGGTTATCA